TTTATACAAACATTGGACCGAAGAGTTTAACTCAAGAAGGGTATTTTTAAGTTTTGGTTTTATAGTTCCATATAGTGTGGTTGGAAGAACGGAAAACGACCCAAGAGTTAGATTAAGTAAAAGAATTTCAAAATATTTCCAAAAACTTAATTGATAAAATACAAAACAAAAACTATATTTAAGTGTGAAGGTAAATGTCGTCAAAGCACGACAGACAATAAACCAAACTTAAATATACATAAATGATTACAGAAGAAGAAATTAAATCCTTTTTAGAAGGTGCTGATCCCGAACAATATATCGTATCGGTAGAGTATGATTACGCAGCCAATTGCGTTTATAAAATCAAAGAAACTCCCGAAAAAGGGAAATCAATACATAAAGAAACTTTCACATCCTTTGCTTGGGTTGGTGATTTACGAGGATTAAATTTTTACCAAGGTTCCAAGTCACTACAAAAAGATGCGATGACTAAATACGGAATTATCATTGATAAATTAAGAACCGATGGTAATGAAAGATTAGAAAAAGGTTTGACATTTTTAGTTAAATCAATCAAAGGTTATAGAGAACTAATCCAATTTTTTAGAGACGGTGGAATAGATCCTTGGGGTGAAAAAACCAAAGATAAAATAATGATTCTACCTCCTGTAGAACAATACCTCATCTCAAAGGAGAAAAGATTATTCAAAGGATTTGAGGAATATAATGACATCACACGACTTGTATTTGACTTGGAGACGACTGCTTTAGAACCTAAAGACGGTCGTATTTTTATGATTGGTATGAAGACAAATAAGGGATTCATAAAAGTTATTGAGTGTAAGGATGCGGATGATGAAAGAAGGGGTATCATTGAATTTTTCAGAATTATAGATGAGATAAAACCCTCAATCATTGCTGGGTATAACTCCGCAAACTTTGACTGGTTTTGGATTTTTGAGAGATGTAAAGCACTCAACATTGATTTAAAGAAATTTCCAACCTCACTTAATCGCTCAAAAACTATCTCACAAAAGGAATCAATGTTAAAATTGGCAAACGAGGTTGAGAGATTTAATCAGGTTCAAATGTGGGGATATAATGTTATTGACATTATCCATTCAGTTCGTAGAGCACAAGCAATTAATTCAAGTATTAAAGAGGCAGGACTTAAGTATATTACCAAGTATATTGATGCTGAAGCGAAGGATCGTATCTACATTGATCACACAAAGATTGGACCGATGTATGCAAACAAGGATGAATATTGGTTAAACACCGAAAACGGTAAATATAAAAAAGTTGGTGTTGATTCTAAAATTGATGAGGTTTGTTTTAGACGAGGTGACATTTATCTTAAAACCACAGGTGATAATATTGTTGAGAGATATCTTGACGATGACCTTGAGGAAACTTTGATTGTTGACGATGAGTTCAACCAAGGATCATTCCTATTGGCTTCGTTACTACCGACAACATATGAGAGAGTGTCTACGATGGGAACTGCAACCCTCTGGAAAATGTTGATGTTGGCGTGGTCATATAAACACGGATTGGCTATTCCCCAAAAACAAGAAAAAGGAAACTTTGTTGGTGGGTTATCAAGATTATTAAAAGTGGGGTTCTCAAGAAATGTATTGAAACTTGACTACTCATCACTATATCCATCAATTCAATTAGTTCACGATGTATTTCCCGAATGTGATATTACGGGAGCAATGAAAGGGTTGTTAACCTATTTTAGAAATTCTCGTATTAAGTTTAAAAACTTGGCATCGGAATTTAAGAATACAGATAAGAAACTTTCTTTGTCTTATGATAGAAAACAATTACCTATTAAAATCTTCATCAACTCATTGTTTGGTGGGTTAAGTGCTCCACAAGTATTCCATTGGGGTGATATGAACAAGGGGGAACAAATTACAACCACAGGTAGACAATACCTACGACAGATGTTAAAGTTTTTTAGTAAGAGGGGTTATAGTCCCTTGGTCTGTGACACTGATGGTATGAACTTTTCATTACCCGAAGGTGGCGTGGATGATAGAGTATACATCGGTAAAGGTTTAAATTGGTTGGTTAAAGAAGGGAAAGAATATCGTGGTTACGATGCTGATGTCGCAGAATTTAACGATTTGTTTATGAGGGGTGCGATGGGACTTGATTGTGACGGAACTTGGGATTCTTGTATTAACTTGGCTCGTAAGAATTATGCGACTATGGAGCATAATGGTAAAATCAAATTTACGGGTAATAGTATCAAATCTAAAAAGATGCCGAAGTATATTGAGAAGTTCTTGGATAAAGGAATTAAACAATTACTTAAGGGTGAGGGTAAAGAATTTATTGAGTGGTATTATGAATACATCCAAAAGATATTTGATCAAAAGATTCCTTTGGCGGATATAGCGTCTAAAGCGAGAGTTAAATCAAGTGTTGATGATTATATTAAGCGTAGTAAACAAACCACCAAGTCGGGTTCATTAATGTCAAGACAGGCACATATGGAACTTATTATTAGAGATAAGATACAATCAAATCTTGGTGATATGATACTTTATGTTAACAACGGGTCCAAAGCGTCACACGGAGATGTTCAGAAAGTTAATCAACCAAAGAAGGGGTGGTCGGAAGATCAGATAAATTTGTTCTTTTCAAACAACGAAAAATCTGATTATAAAAATAAAGAACAATACCTACTATCTAATGGTTGGGAAAAATCTTGGTCTGAAGACAACTGGGTTCGTAGTGACGCTAAAAACAAAGAGGCAAACACCGGAGTTTCAACTGATTTGGCATATAGAATTAATAGTACCGAATCAGTTGTTCAATTAAATTGTTATCGTATTGACCCTTCAGATTTAGAAAACAATCCTGAAATGTTAGGTGAGTATAATATCCAACGGGCAATTGCAACATTTAATAAACGAGTGGAACCATTGTTAATTGTTTTTGATGACGAGGTTAGGGATTCACTATTAGTTAAAAACCCTGAAGATAGAAATTTCTATACAACAGAACAATGTAAATTAATTAATGGGAAACCATTTAAACCTGGAGATCAAGATGACATTTATGAGAATTTATTAAAAATGGAGCAAGGTGAGGTTGAGTTTTGGGATCGTGTTGGTATTAGTCCTGAATACATTTATGATTTGGCAGAACCAGGATGGGAGGAGTTAATTTAACTTTAACCCATCACTACTGATAATATACCAATTGTCCTCAACAAAACTTAAATGAACACAAGCACCTTTCTCTAAAAGGAGTTCATCCCATTCTTCATCAATTAAACCAACATCAGGTTTTATTAAAACGGTAGTCAAAGATTTTATGGTTACCGTTTTATTTTTTTCAGAATTTAAAGTTACTTCCGAACTTTCAATATCTTTAACAATAACTAAAAGTTCTTCATCAATTTTATAAGTTTCTTCGGTTACTATTTTATCTGTAATAACATTGGGTGGAGTATAATGTGTTTGATATTTAACAACATTTTTTCTCGGAGATATGTTTTCAATTCGTATCATATAACATAAATTTGTCTTGGCATTGCTCTAAATTTCAGAGATTTATTAAGGTTTTCCGCAATTAATGCTTCTCTTTCCATTACCTTATCAGGTCGTAATCTTGTTAATTTACCTTCAGCACCTATTAATTCCTCAATTAATTTTGTTTTTTCGTCTTTACCTTCAGTCGCTAATGACGCATAATCCATTGTCAATTCACTATCAGGTGTCTTAATGTTCCCACTAAACTTACCTCTCACCTTTGATAGGGTTTCTTTACAATATGCAATGAACCAATTTCTAACCCATACCTGTGCAGGGTGGTTTAAATCAACCCAAGATACGGAATCCAATGGAACATCAGATGGTAATTTAATAATGTCAGGATTGTCTTTTAAACAGTTGTCTCTACCGCCTTCAGTTGTATCGTAATACCAATACCATACTTTTCCTTTAGTCATTGTCCCATTACCAAAATCAAATTTACCTCCGGGAGTATTCATTAAATGTATTGCTTTTTTACCACCAGGTAATGCGGTAATTCTATAGGTTAAGTCACCGGCAATAATTCTTCTTTGGATGTTAATTTCTTGCATTCTTAATAACATATCAAACGCTGGCATCATAAAATATGAACCCGCCATATTACCCCCCATTTGTGCGAGTCCTCCTCCACCACCAAGTCCACCACCGTATCCTAATGATCCGAACGACCAAGGATCAAACATAGTGTTATTTAGTGTTGCTGGGGTAAACCATAACAATTCATTAATCTCTCTGTTTGGGGGGATTTCATAAATTTGTTGATTTCTAACTAATTGGATATAATCTTTTTTAAGTTCCCACTCACCACCGGCTTGTAGTCCGACAATTTTGGAATATGCATAAGTGTATCTTGTTTCGTAATCCAAACTCTTTGTTACGAATGCTCTTGCAACAGATTGAGTTTCAATATTTAAATTATATAAACTAGTCCATTGTGACTCAATTAACCAATCTTGAACATATTGTGAATATTGATCAATTGAGAATTCTAATAAAGTATCTAGTTGTTCGTCTTCCAATTCAACACTTCTTAACGGTGCTCCAAGTATGTGTCTAACTTGTTTGTATAGTTTGGATCTTTCTGGTTCTGGAATTATTGGCATAATGTATTTTTATTATAAATATCTATTAAAACAAAAACTAAAAATTACCACATCTTTTAATTTTTATTACCCATCCAACCCAAATTTTTTCCAACTCCACTTGAAACGACTCCAATTCCATTTAAATTGTAAATCTCACTCAACCATTTTTTTATAATTAATTTTATTTCATTTTCGGAATAAAAGTTTTGTAGGAACGCCCAAAATTTAATATAACTAATGTAAAACACATTTTCTTTTTTATCATAAATCATTAGATTTTCACCTTTTTTATATCTAAATAATATCCAATTAGACATTTCTTCCGACTGAACAACATCAAGATTATCAAACAGATGTAAAAATTCCATTGGTTCATCATTAAATGCTAATTTTAATAGGTTTTCCGCACCACCAACAATATCGGAAGCTTGTTTGGGTCCAACATTTTTAACAATATTCTTTAATTTATCTTGTAATGATTCTTTTTTGTTTTCGGTAATTGACTCCTCCAAAGGTCTATTTATCCTGTTGTCCGAACTAAATGGTTTATATCCTCTTATACCATATGTCTCCTCTAACCACATAGTTAATATCTCCTCTATTTGAGCGTCACTCATATTAAAACTAAAACTAAAAAATTGCCAAATTCTGTCGTAATTTATATACACATACCCAATATCTTCAGTTAATTTTTGTTTTAGATTATATGTAATTAATATGTTTTGGTTCTCATCAACATAATATGTTTCATCACCAATAACCACTTTAGTTAGATTACCATACAACTTGTTTAAAAATTTTAATGCGGATTTTGTTTTATTATCAACTGATTCGGTAATGGATTCTTTTTTATTTGTTTTTAATTCAAATAGTTCATTAACAAAATCCCAATTAACACAATCCCAAAATTTATTAATATATTGATCTCGTTTATTACGATATCTTAAATAATATGCGTGTTCCCAAACATCAAGTCCAAGAAGTGGATAACCCCCACCATCAACAACATTCATTAATGGATTATCTTGGTTAGGTGTTGACATAACCTTTAATCTATTTGTTTTTGTCAGTATTAACCAAACCCAACCTGAACCAAATCTATCTAAAGCAACTTTATTAAATTCTTCTTTAAACTTATCAAAAGAACCATATTGTTTAACAATTTTATCATAAACTTCACCATTTGGTTTTTGTTTTTTTGGTGATAACATCTTCCAAAACAATGCGTGGTTAAATGCCCCACCGGCATTATTTCTAACTTTGGTGTCAAACTTACTTATGGATTTTACAATATCCTCCAAGGACATTTCACCTTTTTTCTTTGACAATGCATCGTTTAATTTTTTAACATAACCTTTGTAATGTTTATTATAATGAATATCCATTGTTTCAGGATCAACAAATCTTTTAATTGCGGAATAAGAATATGGTAATTTATCTATACCAATTTCTTTCATTTCAGTTAAAAACTTTTGTTGGATGTTTTCCTTTTCGGAAAGGACAATTTGTTCTGAAATTACATCAAGCTTGTTCACAATACTTTTAAAACCTTCAAAAATTTCTTTATCATATTGGGGGTAAGATTTCTCAAACATTTTAATCAATCTTCCGGCAAACGCATTTGCTTCATCTTCATTTCTTCCACCGATGTCAGGACCTTTTTCTCTGTTAAGAACTCCGTGTTGGTATTCGTGAACCCATTCGTGAGCCAAGGTTCTCATAATATCCCTATTCAACCTTCCTTTAGATAATACCTTAAGAGTGTGTTCGGTGGTTCTACTACCCGTAGTCATCCCTCCGATTCTCTCACCAGTAAAAATAATCTCAATTTGATGTTTTAATGGATATTCTTTATTTAAGAACTTAATAAAATCCTCAAATAATTTATAATCTTTTTTGGGGATATCCGAGTTTTGATGTTTAATTGACGCTTTCATTATCAATAAATATCATTTAAATGGAAGTTTTACTTTCTTCTATTTATTGAGTTTAATATTTCTTCAACAATATCACCACCATTTTCAAGTAAATCATCACCCATAACTGTATTTATGATTTGTTTTTTCCTATTAAGAATGTCATAAATTGATCCCTCAATGGTGTTATCAAACAATGGGTAATAAACAAGAACATTATTTTTTTGTCCATAACGATATGCCCTATCTTCCGCTTGTGCGTGTTCTGCGGGAACAAAAGATAAATCATTCATTATTACAACCTCGGCAGATGTTAATGTTAATCCGACACCCGCAGCTTTAAGATTCCCAACAAATACCTTAATTTTTTCATTGTCTTGGAATTGATCAACCGCATACTGTCTTTGGGGTTTTGAACAACTACCATCCAAATAAACCGATTGTTTTCCAAAATGATTATGAATCATTTGTAATGTATCTGTAAAATTTGTGAATATGATAACTTTTTTACCTTGTTCAAGTATATTCTCAACAAATTCAATTGTGTGTTTAACTTTCTCGTTGGCAATTATTTTTCTAACTTTCATCAATTTACTAAACTGAACTGTCAATGATGAAGATTCGTCGGTTTTGTTCTCATACCAATCATAATATTCTCCCATCATTTCTTCATAATCTCTTGATGACAATCTTAAATAAATGGGGGAAATAATTTTATCAGGTAAATCTAAAACTTCAGTTTTTAATCTTCTTAATGTTTGTTTTGAAGTTCTATCCCTTAACTCCTCAAGGTTTGACGCTCCCTGAACATTCCACACTTTTCTTTTACCTGCCATAAATTGATAACCTTGACAATATCTTATCACGAATGCCATCCAGTTTTGTGCGACCGGACTTTCAATAATGTTTAAAAGATTATAATAATTCATAGGACGAGATGTCATTGGTGTTCCCGTTAATAACCATACTCTTTTAATATCTTTAACAAATGAGTTAATAATTTTTGTTCGTTGGGCTTGAGCATTAGATATCATATGTGCCTCATCTAATATAACCAAATCAAAATTACTTTGTAATAATAATGATGAATCTCGTTTCTTTGGGTCAGCATCGTGAAAGTTTTTTAGAATATCATAATTAATAATTACAAAATCATCTTCAGTTGAAAACTTTTTACCTTCAGAAATATACACACTACGATCGGTATAATTCTCAATTTCTCGTTGCCAATTAATTTTTAAAGATGCGGGACAAATAATTAAGATTTTTTTTACACCCGTTTCTAATGCCGCAATAATTGTGGAAGTTGTTTTACCAAGTCCCATATCGTCAGCAAGAATAAATCTTTTGGAACCAACTAATTTCTCAATTGCCTCTTTTTGGTGCGTGAGTGGTGGACGATGATCGTATTTACTATAATCAATATCAACTTTCTCAACGGTATGTGTTTTTATTAATGCGGATTTGGGAACCCAAAATTCCGTTATTTCATCCTTCTCAAAAAATTTACCCCAAATATGATATGACTTTTCTTTTTCAACCAAAAGTTTTTCCACATAAATTTTTTCAGGAACTTCTAATAGGTATTTTTCCTCTGCAAATTTTTTCGCGAAGTATGTATCTAAATCAACCCATTTACGAGCAACTTTTGGTTTGACATCGTGATAAGTGTTTATGTAATCAGATTGGGTTCTAGTCGGGTAAAATTTCTTACTCTTCTCTTTTTTAGTTTTTAATGATATGATATAGTTATTCGCACCTGAATAAACATCAAGTATTTCTAATGCCTTTTGTTCTATGGTTTTTGATACAATTTCCAAACTAATTAGTTTTTTATAATAATAATCAATATTTAGATATTTATCAATAAAACAGTTTTTTATGTCAAATAAAGTACCAATTACGAGATTGGGGAAATTTTTTGGGGAGAATGATTACAACCTTGATATCTCAATGGGTGAGGAATGGTTAGTTGGTGATATGAACTTTACTTGTGTTCTTTATCGTGTTGATAGATATAAAACAAAAACTGACGATGTATATGGCGAAACTGTTGAGGACGGAGTTAAATTTTTACCCCCTGTTGAGTTTAACGCGTATATTCAAGTATCGGCACCTGAAAACAAAATGATGGGTTCTACAAGAATTGATCAGATGGAACCTGGTAATATTAGAGTTTCTGTATATCAAAAAACTTTAGAAGATTTAGAAATTGACATAAATTTTGGTGATTATATTGGTTATTACGAAAGTGAAACTGTTGTTAGATATTATACAGTTAATAATGATGGTCGTGTTGTTTCTGATAATAAACATACATATGCCGGATATAAACCATTTTATCGCACTATTAGTGCATCACCTGTTGGACCAAATGAATTTAGAGGATTATAACTATGGGATTACCAAAAAAAATAAAAAAAACATTACCACTAACTCAATCTAAAACCTTATACCCAAGAAGGGAGGAACTTAAAGAAATGATTGAGAGAGATGGGACTTATTTGCCGAAATCGTTATTGCATGCCGATTTGGATAGAGGTTTTTTAGATTTTGTTAAAGACGAATTAAAATGTGTTGTTGAAGGTAAAATAGTTCCTATGGTAGACATTTTAATTTCCACTCAAAATTGGAGTCAATTTGTTGAAACTTGGAATTTCCAAAACATAGATAAAAATGCTGAACCCCCATTCATTACGGTTATTAGAACACCTGAAGTAAAATACGGAACAAACCCCGCATTAAGATATAATATTCCAAATAGAAGACAATATTATTATGCCCAAGTTCCGACTTGGGATGGACAAAGACACGGTATGGATATTTATAAAATTCCACAACCAGTACCTGTTGACATAAAATATACCGTTGCAATTATTTGTAATAGAATGAGGGAACTAAATAAGTTCAATCAAATTGTTCTTGAAAAGTTTTCATCAAAACAATCGTATCAAAATATTAAAGGACATTACATTCCAATAGTTAATGATGAAATTACCGATGAATCAGTTTTAGATCTTGAGAAAAGAAAAGTTTATATACAAAAGTATTCATTTACTATGTTAGGATTTCTTATTGACGAAGAAGAGTTTGAGGTTCAACCAGCAGTTACGAGGATATTTCAAATGTATGAGGTTGATACTCAAACAAAAAAACGAAAACCGAAAAAAGAAGAACCAATCCCACCTTCAACATATATTACAACATATCCCGATGGAGTTCTTGATTCAACCCAAACATTTGAATACACAGTAAATTTACATTTAACTAACACTTACAATGTTGATAGTTTTAGTGTATATGTGAATGGTGATTATTATGGAGACGGTTTGGATGAAATTCAAATTAATACTAATGACATATTAACCATATCGGTTATTAAAACAAATCCGTTAGAGGAAGGTAGATTAGAGTTTAGTCAAACCTATTTATAACTATTCCCCGTAGATATCTTTTTTTTCTTTACACTTCTCAATGATTAGGTTTTCTAAAAACCTATACATTTTAATCCCACGCTTATCACAATATTTCTTTAGTATATCGTGTGACTCAACAGAAATCTTCAGATTCTTTATTTTTTTAGGCTCTTCTTTCATAGGTAGAATAAAGGTAGAATAAAATCTCACCAAAATATAAATACTTTATTAGAAGTAAAGTTTTTGCTAAAATCACCAATATTTATATATAAAAATAAATCTATAAACAAAAAAAAACAAAATGGCAACTAACAGTAAAGTATTTGTATCACCAGGTGTATATACTTCAGAAGTTGATTTGAGTTTCGTTGCTCAAAGTGTGGGTGTAACCACGCTGGGTATTGCGGGTGAGACATTAAAAGGTCCCGCATTTGAGCCGATATTCATTAGAAACTTTGATGAATTCACAACATATTTCGGTGGTACTTCTCCTGAAAAATTCGTAAATACTCAAATCCCTAAATATGAGGCGGCATACATTGCGAAGGCGTATTTACAACAATCAAATCAATTATTTGTAACAAGAGTCCTTGGATTGTCGGGTTACGATGCGGGTCCATCTTGGTCGGTAGTAACCGTTGCAAATGTTGATCCGACTACTATTGGGTTTGATTGTGCAAGTGGGGTAACGGTTGATTGTGTTTTTGAATGTACTTCAGCACATACAATTGATTTCACCGTTCCTTTTAGTGGGTGTGATAATTCGGATAGTTCAATTAATTTCTTAAGTAATTTCCCTCCAGTTATACAAACTATCTTAACGGAACAATACAGACAATTTGATGGGGGAACCTCATCAATAGATAGTGATATCACTAATACTATTTTTAGTATCTTAACTTCAGATAATCCATCAACAGGTTTAACAATTGATTATTTTGGTTCAATTGATCCTGACGATTATTCAGGATTTACAAACCCAACATTCTCGGCGGGGACACAAAACAATAGATTTGATGTACCTTCAGTTGATTTAGGTCAAACTGATTTAACATCACCTTTAAATGATTCTTGGTATTACGCATTATTTGATAATACAGGAAACGGAAATTACACAGGATATTCGTTTTATTCTTATGTTACGGGGGTAACTCAAACAACAACATCATCTAATTGTGCGTCATTCTATTCATTTAGTGTTGGTGGTTCTATTGTGGGTTTTGAAAGTATTGTTTCAGGCGGTACAGGATATGTGGACGGTTCAGGTGAAAACACAACAACTATAACAGGAGTTGGGGCTGGTTTAACGGTGGACATTGGAACTAATGGAGGAGTTGTTACAGGGGCAACAGTTAATTGTGAAGGTTCAGGATATGAAGTCGGTGACATTGTTCAAATAGTTCAAGGGGGTTCAGGTGGAGATGCTTATCTAACAATTGATTCAATTGGTGTGACGACTAATGGTGTTATAAATTATAACACAAACACTATTAATGTATGTTTACCTTCAGGGACATCCTCTTGTGTATTAGCATCATTGGTTCCTACATTTAGTGCTTGTACTAGTGGAGTATCCGCAAATTCAGTAACACAATTAAGTGGAGGAACTACAATTGATTTTTCTTCAGGTTCTAATGTATATACATTAACTTCGGAAGACGGATCAATAACAACAACTTGGACTGTTAATGTTTATGAATTTAATCCTTGTGCGGTTTGTCCGGGTGACACAGGTGGTAATCAAAATATTGGTGAAATTACGACTTGTTATTCAGGTGATGTAATCGGTAAAGTTTATTTATACACAGGTAACTCATTCACAGATTATGACGATTTGGTTGTAACAACATTAAGATCTAGAGGTATCTCTAATTATGTTGATGGAAATAACCCAACTTGGGAAGTAACAGGAATTACTGATGTAACTCTTGATATGACAGGACCTTATTCTGGTGTATCAAGTAATCCATACTTACCATTTGTTGTTAATGTAACTAACTATCAAGGTGAATCATTCTCATTTGAGACATCAATGAGTATTTCAGATGCAAAATATGTGTCTAAAGTATTTGGTTCAAGTAACTTCGGTAAACCAAGAACAACAGTTCCATTAATGGTGGAAGAAAGATTCCAATCATTATTAAATTACGCATACAGACAAGGATATATTAGAGGATTAAATTCTCAATTAGTTTCACTTGATTCTGCTCAAAGTCAAAGTTCAACATCTATTGGTTGGTACTTGGATAGATATCAATCACCAAGTTCTCCTTGGGTTGTATCTGAAGTGAGAGGTAGTAAAGTATACAACTTATTTAAGTTCTACACAATTGCTGACGGTAACGATGCAAACACAAGTGTTAAACTTTCAATTACAGATATTTCATTTGCCAACCAAACATTTACCGTATTAGTTAGAGATTACTATGATACAGATTCTACACCAACAGTTATTGAGAAATTCACTAATTGTTCAATGGATCCAAGTCAAAATAATTTTATCGCTAAAAAAATCGGAACTTTAGATGGTGAATACGAATTGAATTCTAAATACATTATGATTGAGTTAAATGAAGACGCTCCTATTGATTCCCTACCTTGTGGTTTTGAAGGATTTAGCTTCAGAGAATATTCAGGAGCAAGATCTCCATTCCCAATCTTTAAAACTAAATACGATTTCCCTGGAGAAGTTATTTACAACCCACCATTTGGTTTACCAACAGGAGGTGATAATGCAACAACAACAGGTGGTGATAACATTAGAAGAACATATTTAGGTATGTCTAACTTCTGGGGTTACGATCCTGATTTCTTTGAGTATGTTGGTAAAAGAAACCCAATCTCAACTTGCGATATTGAAGGTGGACAATGGTCTTACAGAACAAGAGGATTCCATATGGATAAAAATGCTAGTGGAATTACTATTGGAAGTGCGTTCTCAACAAGTGGAACACCAAGATTCTATGTGGGTGATGCACCATTTGCTTCAGAACCAACAAATGAAACAAGTCCATACTACAGATTATTCTCAAGAAAGTTCACTTTGTTTGTTCAAGGAGGATTTGACGGATGGGATATCTATAGAGAATATAGAACAAACAGTGATAGATATGTATTGGGTAGAACAGGATTCTTAAATGGTTCTTGTCCTACAGACAGATACCCAACTGCATCAGGATGGGGAGCGTTCAAACAAATTTCTATCGGTGACGGAACAAGAAATTGGGCAAACACTGACTACTACGCATACTTATTGGGTATTAGAACATTTGCAAATCCTGAGGCGGTTAACATCAATGTGTTTGTAACTCCTGGTATTGATTATGTAAATAACTCTGATTTGGTTGGTGATGCAATTGAGATGATTGAGTTTGAAAGAGCTGATTCATTATATATCACAACAACACCTGACTACAACTTATTCTTACCAACAACAACAGGACAAGATGGATTAATCTATCCTACTGAAGCGGTTGATAATTTGGACACTGCAGGTATTGACTCTAACTACACCGCAACTTACTACCCTTGGGTATTAACTCGTGATACTGTTAATAACACTCAAATCTATATTCCTTCAACTGCGGAGGTAACAAGAAACTTGGCGTTGACAGATAATATTGCATTCCCTTGGTTCGCAGCAGCGGGTTACACTCGTGGTATTGTAAATTCGGTTAAAGCTCGTAAGAAGTTGACTCAAGAAGACAGAGATACTTTATATATAGGTAGAATTAACCCAATCGCAACCTTCTCTGATGTCGGTACTGTAATTTGGGGTAACAAAACTTTACAAGTTAGAGAATCCGCACTTGATAGAATCAATGTAAGAAGATTGTTATTACAAGCTCGTAAATTGATTTCTGCGGTTTCTGTGAGATTGTTATTTGATCAAAACGACGAACAAGTAAGACAAGATTTCTTAAATGCGGTTAATCCAATTTTAGATTCAATCAGAAGAGACAGAGGTTTATATGATTTCCGTGTGACAGTTTCAAGTGATACTGCCGATTTAGACAGAAATCAAATGACAGGTAAGATTTACATCAAACCAACTCGTTCATTAGAATTTATTGACATAACATTCTATATTACCCCAACGGGAGCTTCATTTGAGAATATCTAATAAGAAGAATAATAAAAGAAAAGGGAGATAAATTCTCCCTTTTTTTATTTGTCTAATATTTATTAATATGAATTATAGTGTTTTAACAAGACAAATCATTAATGAGATGATTAATGAAGTTGAGGAAAAAAAATACGGTTTAAAATATTATGCGTTTGATTGGGACGATAACCTGATGAAAATGCCGACTCAAATTATTTTAATGAGTGAGGATGGGGATGAGGTTGGTATGTCAACAGAAGATTTTGCAGAATATAGAACTGAAATTGGAAATACTCCTTTTGAGTATGAAGGAAAAACTATTGTCGGTTTTGGTAAAGATCCGTTTAAATATTTTAGAACTGATGGCGACTCAAAATTTATGAAGGATATAGAAACCGCACCATTAGTTAGAGGTCCTTGGTCAGATTTTGTTGAGGCAATTAATAATGGTTCCGTAATTTCAATTATTACCGCAAGAGGACACAATCCAAACACCCTTAAAAAAGGTGTGTTAAAATTGATTTTAATGGGTAGAGGTGGACTAGACAAAGAAAAACTTGTGGAGAGCCTTATTAAATATAGGGAGATTATGGGATTGAAACCGGTTACCGATGAAAATTGGTTAATTAGGGATTATCTTGATAGATGTAAATTTTATCCTGTAAGTTTTGGGGAAGGTTCCGCAACCAACCCGGAAGAAGGAAAGGTTAGAGCGATGGAAGAATTTATTAACTATGTTAAAAGAATGTCATTCAGATTACAGAAAAAAGAATATCAACTTATAAATGATATTAGTAATAATTTTGTTCCGGTAATGCCTATGGTAGGTTTTTCAGATGATGATATAAGAAATGTTGATGTAATGAAAAAACATTTTGAAAAGAAACCAGATAATATATTAAGAACTTATCATACTAAAGATGATGAAAAAACTATGCTAGAGGGACTAGTTAAGAAAACAATATTAAAAATTAAATCAAAGTAAACAGAAAAAATTTTACAACGATATATTTATATATAAAATAAACAAAAACTTAAAAGAAAAAAATTATGGCTGATTTGTTAATGAAAATGCCAGTTCCTTACGAACCGAAAAGACAGAACCGATTTATAATAAGATTCCCATCTTCATTGGGTATTAATGAATGGTTTGTTGAGAGTGCATCTAGACCAAATATCAAAGTCAATTCAACTGAAATACAATTCCTAAATACTTCAACATTCGTTGCTGGTAGATTCAATTGGGAACCAATTACGGTTAAGTTCCGTGACCCTATTGGACCGTCTGCCGCACAAGCATTGATGGAGTGGGTTCGTCTGTGTGCTGAATCGGTAACAGGTCGTATGGGTTACGCAGCTGGTTACAAAAAGAATGTTGACATTGAGATGTTAGACCCAACAGGTGTTGTTGTTGAGAAGTGGATATTAGAGGGAACATTTATGACAGATGTTAACTTTGGTGCATTGTCTTACTCACAAGATGCTTTGGCGGACATCAGTGCTACGCTTCGTATGGATCGTTGTATATTGGTATACTAGAATTTTAATACATATAAAATTAATCCCGTATGGTTTATTCCGTATGGGATTTTTATTTACAAAATTTTACCATTAGTTATCTTTTTAACAAAAAGAAATTATGGAAAACAATGTTAACGAATATGGGCAAATGGATTTTAATTTACCCCACGATGTTGTAAAATTACCTTCAGGTGGGATTTTTTACAAATCAAAAAAGAAAAGTGTTAAAGTTGGTTATTTAACTGCATCTGACGAAAACACCCTTTCAAATATTAACCCAAACAAATCAATTAGAGAAAGTATTGTATTACCTTTATTAAGAAATAAAGTGTATGAGCCGGATTTAAGACCTGAAGATATGTTAGATGGTGATATTGAAGCATTAATGATATTTTTAAGAAACACATCATTTGGTCCTGAATATAATTTATCTGTTAAAGATCCTGAAACTAATAAATCGTTTGAGGTTTCAATACTATTGGATGAATTAAATATTAAAAAAGTTGATGTATCCCCTGACGATAATGGGTATATTACAACCACATTACCAAGAAGTGGTAATTCCGCCAAACTTAAATTTTTAACAATTAGAGATTTAATTGAAATTGATGAAATTATTGATCAGTATCCTGCCGGTAGAATACCACCATCTCACACAATACGATTAAACAAAATGATTATTAGTATTGATGGAAATGAAGATAAAAATTTTATTTCAAAATTCGTTGAAACAATGCCAATTATGGATTCAAAACATATTAAAAAATTTATGTTGGATAATGAACCAAGATTGGATTTAACTAAACAAGTAATCGCCCCGTCAGGAAAAAAAGTAATGGTTGACATCACTTTTGGGGTGGAGTTTTTTCGCCCTTTCTTCTAACCACACTAAAAATTT